TGAAGCATTATCAAGTGATAGCATTAAACAGGAGCACGGGCGCAATGGACTACACAAGCAAATTATTATCATGGCGAGAAGTAAACCAAATATATTTTGACTCTGTAAAAAACCACACTAACCACGAGATCGTTATTGTGACCAACAAATAAAAGCCCCGGCCACCGCTCGCAACAGTGACCAGGAAGAAAGGAGAAAACATGAGTTATTGCCAATACATGGAGCACTGGAAAAATCATCGAAAAGATCGTTATACGCAACCATTATTTTACGCAGAAATGGCCGCAAGTCTCCAGGGCGACGGCTTTACAATCCTGTTTGATGATAGCAGCATCAGCGCAAAGGCAAACGCCGCAAACCGGGCAGCGGTCAACAAGGCCGCAAGGAGGGTCGCGCAATGAAAATGAATCAGCTTTTCACCGCCTATTACGCAGATAGAACGGCAGTTTATGAAAAAAGCCTTGATTATATCTATTCGCATAACCCGGACAATTTAAGAGAAATCCGCCCCACAATTTGGCTTTGGAAAGGAAATATTTCCCCTGTTTTCTTCGTGGACTATGTGGGCGATGGTGTGGGCTGTACCCTTGCCACATTCGACAATTTAGCAGACGCGCAGAAATACCGGGAGCAAATCGGGGAAATGACCGAAGAAGAGTTTGAAAACTGGCTCATAAATGAGCGATGGGCGGCGCGGTCTTGACCCGCCCGCCGGAGAATGGAGAATATTACAATGGCTAAAACGCTTGATGAAATTCAGATTGACCGGCTTTATGACCTGCTCCGCCGGGCGGAACGTGAGCGGGATACCGAAAGCGCCGCCGCGCTCCGCTGGGCCATTTTTACGCTGGAAATGGAGGCAAAAAATGAAAAAATCAGTCCTTGACCGTATCGCGGCCCGGCTTATGGCCGTAGGTATACAGACAGACAGCAGCGCGATCTATCGCTCCACCGCAGACGATGCGGAGCCGGTCCCGGTGCTTATTGCCCGGCATAACTACAACGGGCCATATCCCACGCGTGAGACCTGGCAAACCATCGAGACAGTCCGCCGCATCTGCAAGCGGTATAATGTCGCGCTGGATATGCGCGGATACTACCAAGCAACCTATATCCGCGAGGAGGTGACCCCCGAATGAGCTATCAAATCATCACATACAGCCCCGATATAGGGACAGACGAACGCGGGGACTACAAAACCCAAAAAGAGGCCCGGCAAGCACTCAAGCAATACCGGCAAGAGGCCGGGGCGCTGATCTACGATCTCGACCGTTGGTGCATCGTCTACCGGCGCGGCTACTGGCCCGCCGGGGCGCTCCCTGTTGAAAGGGGGTGCCTTGCTTGATCGTACTTTTTATTCTGCTCCTACCGCTCATGGTGATATGGGAGCTTGCCAAAAAATCTTGACGGCCTCAAGCGGGCGAGATACAATCAATAAGAGGTGCTATACATGAGATTGTCCCCAGATATGATCCAGCGCGTTGAGAATATAGCCGCCAGCGCGTTATATAACTATGAGGCCGTGGGCGTCCGCGTCCAGGATGTCCCGTTTTCTCCCGGCACTATGTCCCACTGCTCCCATATCTGGGACAACGGAGACGATACCGGCGAGGAGCTGCCCGGCGTGTCTGCTATGCGTTGGGACTCCATCAACGAGGCGCAACGGCACGGCTACTATTACGGCGATTATGTGGCCGTCATTGCTGGCAACTCGTGGGACTACGGCGAGGACTCTGGGGAGATCGTCATACATGACCCGATTGTAATTGAGATATTAGCATAATACCACCGCCCGCCCTGGAGCTTCCTGGGGCGGGTTTTCTTTTGCTCATGTCCCTATGCCCTCCAGTAGCTTCCCGCCGCTTGTGTGGCCTCCTATGGTCAGCAGGCGGCATTTTTGCGCCCGTATCCAGCGGGGCAGGAGAAAGGTAAAACGCAAAGCTTCAGTAAAGGCCATTTGCAGGCCCGCAAGGCGGCCTTGCCACCCTGTAGTGTCCCTATATTTCCACTCGCCAAAACGGCCCATAGCGGCCCGCACAGCGCCACACAAGGCATAAAGCAACCCCGGCCCACTCCATCAGGGAGCAAGCCGGGGTATTATTATTTGTTGCGGGCCAGGGAGAGAACAGCGCAACGGCTCTTGTTTGCGTCCTACCGGGCGCAGCGGGAGCCGGGGCACAAATACATATCGTTCAAAGTGATACCACCGCTTGCTCGGCATCCACTCATAAGCAGAGGGCAAAATTTATAGTCGATAACTCCTGACGGATTTTCATCCATAGTCGCAGCCTCCAAATAGTCGTTTCATAGTCCTTTGACTTCCAAAAAGTTCCTGAAATAGTCGCTGATAGTCGTTTACTCCTCCACCACCACAGACCCGGCGATCCGCTCTTCAAGCTGCTTTTGGTCGGTTATAGTCCCTAGCGGATTGTTGGGAGTAAGAACAACCTCGGATTTGTCCACAAGGCCGTCATAGTTCTTTTGCCACCATACTAAAGTTACCGGATTTAGCTTGCCGTCAGCGCCCAACATTTCGCGGTAAGCGGCGCAAAATTTCTTAACTTTTTTAATGAATTCGGAGTGCGCAGAGCTGCGTGAACGCCCATTTTCCCAATCATACACTTCATCTTTGTTCAAGCCAAGTGCAAGGTATGTTACTTGATTGGTCACTCTAACGTCATGCTCCGAACAATAGTGAACGAACTTCCAGAACCTATCTTCCAGAGCTTGAACATCGGACTTATCAACATCCCCCCAACTAAGGATAGTCGCAAGCACTCCAGCATACTTAGCATTGTCGCCGGGCTGAGTATGTACCCCGTTATCTCCAATCACAGGTGAGTTCCCGCCTCTTGGCTTCATCTTGCGCTTAACAAGTTCTTTCCCCTGCTCCATAGTCGTATCATTCTTGTTCAGAGTTGTCACCCTCCTCCACGACATCAAATCTATCATCATGTCTCCATCCATAGTTGTAAGGTTTGATAGCGTTGCAGATCAAGTCTTTGCAGATGTTCATAAAGTCTTTTACCTGTTGCTCCGTTAGTTTTCCGTCTCCCCATGATTGCGCGGATTACAAAGCATCACATCCAGAACAGGACCCATACCACGCAAAAGTCATGAGATAGTCTTCCGGGTCCGGCTGGTAGGAATTGAATGGAATCAGATAAATCAAAGTCCCTTGATAGTCGCCATCATCAATTTCGTGAACTCTGTCTATAAAAAGATTCTCATTGTCGAGTCGGCTATCATCATTATAAATCTTATCAAAGGCAATCTTTACAAGGTCTACATAGCTACATTCATTCAGATCATCTCTTGAGGACAGTTCTGTTCTGAGCTTATCCTTGTTTTTATCCCAGAGTTCTTTCATGATTTTTAACATTTAATCACCTACCTTCGCAAACCCAAACCTCTCTCGCGCTCTCTTTGCCATGTTTTCACGCTGTTCGTCCGACAGTTCCTTTGGAGCGCGGACTTTAATCCACTTCTTGGGGAAAGTATATTCCCTCATTCCTTCACCACTTCTAAGTAAAGTAATTTCTTTGTGTTTTTCGGCAAGTATATCTAAGCGGCGGATCAAGGCACGGTCCATCGTGTAGCAGGAGGCAAGAGGCCCTTCCTGATTGTAGTTGTAGATAGTTTCCATCTCATATTTTGTTAAGCCCATTACTTATTACTCCCAAACACAACCTTCATATAACTGTTTGTTATTTTTAAATTTTCTTAAAAATCCCCATTAAATCATATATCATGATATTCTAGTTGTCAACCTCTAGCCCATGATTTTTTTGATTGGCCGGTAATACTTCTCAATTGTGGCCCATCGTTCTCCACAAAATTGACATTTCCTGTGACGTTCTATCCTACCTCCCATAACCGTATGACTTCCATAAACAACTCCTTCTCTACCGCAATTAGGGCAAATTCTAGCTGCTGTAATATTATCTGGCATCATATACCTCCGCCAATGCGTTAAACTCGTCTCTGTTAAGCGGCTCCGTCGGTCTTTCCTGTGGTGCTAATCCTCGGACCCGCAACGCCGTTAAAATCGCATCTGTGTTAAGCCCCAAGAAAGTTGATAGCTGCCGCATAGAATATCCTTCTGCGCGTTTGAGCGATACCCACTCCCACTGCGCATCAGAATACATATCACCAGGGAAATGGTATCTACGAACCATCAATATCCCCCTTCATTTTCTAAAAGCCACTCTTTCAACTCAACATGGGCTTTTGCAAATGCGTACTCCATATCACAATGTTGTACATTGACTACGCATTTCTTTTCGTTTTCTACAATAAGATGTACGATTATGCACCAATCAACAACAGAAGAATATGCTATTTCTAGCCAAACTTTCCGGCGTTCTGTAAGATTGTCTATGAAGCGAAGAAATTCATTCATCTTTGCCCATCTCCAAAAACTTCTTGCACTTCATCCGCACCTCCAACGATCTCCTCATGCTGCCCGCTCTCCCCGTCTCGCCTGTTCCATTTTTCGGTGATGCTCCTGACCGCTTCGCCCATATCAAAGCAGCAATTCGCCATCGGGTTTGCATAAATGCGCGTTTCTAGTCCGCACTCTGTGCATACGATAGAAAACTCTGCAACAGAAACCATAGTATTCAGTTTACAGAGCATTACTTCTCCGCCGCAATGCGGGCAGTTCTTTAGCTTAAGCATGATTGCCCCCCTCCCCGTCGTGGATGGAACCGATGACTTCCCAATTACCGCCGTGAATGCAATATCCGCTTGTGTACGGTTCTCCCAAAAAACCCTTTTCTATGTCATCTTCCCATACAACTGGTTCGTCATAAACTTTATGCTTTCCGTAGTAATCGGTTTCTCGTCTTACAACATCCCCATCAAAAATCTTCTTCCCGTTCTTGTCGGTCAGACCGGTGTACTGGCAGACCGTGGAGGGGTCGACCTCGTACTTGTTTAGGACATCTGGAATATAGTCCTCGCAACAGATAAATGCTGTGCCGTCCTTGTATGTAATCAGACTTCCTTCCACCCACGCACCATTATCCAGCCGCTTGGCTTTGAAAAGGATTTCTCTCATTGGGCACCTCCGATGATCTCGTCAAGGGTGACGGTTTCGTCGGGACGGAGAGAGGGGAACATCCCTTTCTCCAGGCCAACAAAGAACCACCCATTATTATCTCGCATAGGGCAATCTACCATTGCAGGCCGCCCCAGTTCGTCTTTTTGGATATGTGTAAAATTTGGAAATGTTCCAGAACAGAACATCCTCTTGATATTCTTTGCGTCCTCCACCTCCTGCTGCGTCCAGCGGGGCTTGCGGATGATGCGGTCGGGGTAGTTGATAAGGTCTAATGCAATGCAGTCTTGAACGTCCCCATCTTTGTCTTCTATGAGCCCTTCCGGGGTAATGTGATATGGATTGCAGTACGAATCTGCAATGTAGAATTGTTCTCCCACATCGAACCCCAGCACCTCACAAATTCTCGGCTTGTCCATGTTGGCCTCCTTCCTTTTCACCCAATTTTTGCACCCTTCCTGTGGGTCAAAGTCCTTCTCAATTTCACACCCAATGCAGTTAAAACAAGTGCGTGGTTCATCATCCTCCACCACCTCATAGCCCATCAGGCGAGCGGCTTCGTGAGGGTTGGCTCTTACGTATTCATGACACGGCCTCTTTGTCCCTGCGTATTGCTGCACGGGTTCCCGAAGCTCGCAATAGTCGCAATCTTTTTTGCTATCGCAAAACTGCTCTAATGCCTGTTCAATGGTAAGTGCGACTTCGCCCGTCTTACTCCGAAACCTCATGGGCGGCCTCCTCAAAATGGATTCTCCCGCAGTTGTCATACCGCATCTGCTTGTCCTGTACGCCTCTCAGAATGATGTACGCCCGCCGGAGTTGGTCAATGTCGAAGTACCCGAAATGGCAATCCTCGATTGGTATTTCCATCTCATGGGCCAGCCAGCGGTAAAGGTCGTTGCGCTTCTTGTGGGCCTTTGGCTTTCCCTGCCAGAGCGGGTCAAAGAGAGCGTGACACATCTTTTTCCCTGTCCGCATCGGTTCGTCAGCCAACAGACCCAGGGCTTCCCGTGGGCGGGGCTTATGCGTCCCTACATAGGCCCCGCACTGCTCACAGAGGTAGCAATATCCGCTTCCGTACTCCCGTCCATAGACACGGGCATTAGAACCATAGGTCACACGCCCGCCGCAGATATTACAGCGGGTCGGATGGGTGTTTATCATGCTCGGCCTCCCTTCGCTGGCCCCAAGAGCAAAAATGTTCGTCTCCGTCGTGGTCTAAGTATGAGTGATGATGGATTTCGCATAGCATCCGCTTGCCAGTTTCCCATTCGTCGCAGATTTTGTAGTATATGCACTCCCGGCACCTGACCACAGGCACGGCGGAGATGGTGGGCGCATTCTCTACTGCGGCATCAATTTCTCTGCTTGTATAAGCAACTTCGCTTCCATCCATAAATTCCCCATAGAATCCTTTGCTTGTATCAAGAGTCAGATTCTTGATGAATTCGGAACTATCAATCAGCTTCATACTTCTACTCCTTGCCCATGCGGGCGCCGCAGGTCGGACAGTATGGCATGCTCTCAAATGTTAACGGCTGTGTTCCAGCACAAACAGAGCACCTAACTCTTGAAATAATCCCGCTTGCGGTTGAAAACTTTTCCCATCTCCCGTTCCTCACCTCCACAACGTCTGCGGCGGAGATAGCCACAAGCTCGGATATGCAATCCTCAAAAATCTGTGCAGCTCTTTCGTCGTTTTCTTCTTCGCAATCACGGCGATAGTTCTCAAATTTCTTGACAGCGACCGTCCTCTCGATGTACTCCTTCATTCGCTCCACCTTCGTTCGTGATCGTCCACAATCCGTTCAATGATTTCCAACTCTTCATCTGTCAGCGTCCGGTTCCACGCAATGGAGAAATCGCCCGTACACCGATTCGGGCAGGCCGTACACTCGCAGCGGCTGGCGCTGCTGGTATCATTCACCCTGAATGGGCAGCTATGGTTATAGCAGTCAGTTCTAATCCCTAATTCCCGTTCGACAAATTCAGTGGGATACATCGGCGGTATAGTTTTATTCTCCATCCTGCTCCCTCCGTAGTGCGGCCTCAGCCTCTGCGCGGGTTTTATAGGCGTTATCCCATGTTTCGGCGTTCAGCAGATCATTCAGCGTATCCATTCGGTTTTCGGTCACAAACGCTGGCTCCCCGCTTGGGTGCACCCAAATCCTATACACGGTCTCCCCAAACCCAAATCGAAACACAAAACACCGCCCATCCCTGTCCGCCTGGGCCAGTTCGCGGAGGCGGGTATATGTTACAGCGCAACCGCAGGACACACCATTCAAAAGCTCCACAAGGCCTTTCTCACGAGATTTAAGTGCTCCTATCTCTTCCGGCTCCAGGCCCGTGTCCTCGTAGGCGGCGAGGCGTTTTGCGGCTTCACCGCTTGGCCCATGATATGACCAGCAACCATATTCCTCGTTCCAGTAAGTCAACCGCTCCATGCAGTTCTCCAAACTCACCGTAAACTCGTCTACTTCTTCTACGGACTCACACTTTTTTTCCTCATAAACAGCATCATCCTCGTACATAGCTTTTTCCTCTGCCTCTTCCGGAGAATCCGCCTCAACATAAGCAAACCCGCTAAATGATACTTTGTATTTCAATGTCAGTCCTCCACCTTATATTTGAATGACAGTGGGCAACACTCTACGCATTCCCCACCAAAAAGCGAACATCCATACTCCGTATATCCAGTATCCCACTCTTTGTATGTTTCTTCGCAGTATTCGCAATTTTCCCAACTGTTTTCAAACTCATCCATCTCAATTCCCCAACATCTTTAAGCTGTTACTGACGGAACGATATGTATCGGACGCAGATACAATCGCAAAGACATTTTCTGCAAGTGTAGATCTCATGGCATCATCAAACAGGGTCTTTACCTTCTTGTTTACATCGTCCCTGATGCACTTTGCCATCTTGTCCATATACGGTTTTACTTCCGCCTCAATGTTAAGATAATTCTGGAGATATTCTTGGAAAGACACTTTTTCTTCTTTCATACTACCCCATCTATCTTTCTGCTTCACAGTAAAGGACTGACTCTCAAACACGTCTTTGATTTGCTTTTTGAGATATTCTTCGGCTGTGTATTCTTCAACATTGTCGCTGTTCCAGCCTCCGCCAATGTGAATCTTTGTTGTTTTAAGATAGTTGTTGACATATCCAACAATCGAATCGTTAACAATTCCCTCAATTTTGCCGCAAAGAACAGAATCAACTTTTGCGTGAGCAACGTCCATAATTGCCTGCTCGACGGCGTTTTTTGTATTGATTTTTGCGGATTCCTCGATAATACTTTGCAAATTTTCCATATCAATTGTTATTTTCATATTCAGTCCTCCTTCTGGCCGCGCCACTTTGGATTGCAATATTCGCATGGCGTATCGGATGCTTTCGCACAGATTGCGCACGGCTCATTTCCGTCTAAAACATCTTGTACCATATAATTTTCTAGTTCCTTGATTGCAGAGTCTCTTTGATTTTCTACAATTTCGATACACCGCTTCACCTGTTCCAACTCGGCCCGCAGCTTCTCGTTTTCGGCCTGGAGCGTGGAGAGGGCGGTGGCGGCGTCTTGGCACATCTTAATGTCTTCTGGTCCTCCTGCGGCGTTCTTTAACCGCTCAATCAGCTTCTCGTGGTCGGCGTTGGTTGGTTTATGGGCCTTCACGCCATGCGGGCACTCCATTCCATTAGGCAGGCAGCACTTTGGCTGCGCATTGTATTCGCACTCCTCAAAATCGTAGCATTCAAGCATTGGCATCCTCCTCTCCCTCCGGCGGGCGGCGGTAGGCGAGCCAGTTCTCGCCGTATCTGTAATCCTCGATATGCTTTGCATAAAACGGATCAAGGATATTCCAATGTGGCGGAGGACTTTCTTCCCGTAACCCAACATGCCAATACGGTTGTCCTCCCATCTCCCGCAGCTGCTCGATGGTTAGCGGCTCGTTCGGCGGGGACAGTGCGGTGATTGCCATATCAAGCGCCTGAACATCAAGGTCAAAAACATAGCTTCCAGATTCGTCGCATTCCGCCATCCCTTCACAATATTTCTTCAGTCCTGTAAGTTGAGTGATTGCCTCTTTCACGTCCATCCTCACCCCTCCTTTCCCGGCGGCTCCGGAAGGGGCATCCACCACAAGACAACAGCATCTTCCCAGTCCAGATATTCATCGATGATCCAGCCGTCAGCCTTATTCCACGATCCAAGCTGATACGCCTCCTCCAGTGTGATGTTCGGCCTCGGCTTCCCGCTCACGATACACAACACGGACTTATGTTCTGCCGGCATGGCATTTTCCGCGCTCACCCACTCGTTCGGCAGGGTGAGGGTGGGCATAGAGCGTACCTTGTCCAGGAATACCTCCCCGATCTGCACGGTTGCTGGATGGCACGCTTGGTCAATTATCTTTTCGCACCATTTCCGTAGTATATTTCCGTCAATCGGTCGTACTTCCATCTTTCAGCACCTCCTCAGTCGCAATCGTCTCAATTACCGGAACGACCTCAAAATCTCTGTCCCACGAAGAACATCCGCTTCTAGCCTGCGCCTCAGAACGATATGTCTTGACGGATACGTCTTTTATTTCGGATATGGGACGAAAACTAAAAGCCTTTGCTAGACCGCACCAGACCTCTGTTCTGTTTTTCCGCATGACCACATAGCGCTTGCGCTCAATCCGCATCGTTCGCCGCCTCCCATCTCTTTCTCATTTCTTTCCACGCCTCCAGGGTGAGGGGGCGGCCGCAAAATCTGCAAAAATGATTCTGGGCATAGAAAATGTCGTCACTTTCAATTTCTGGTCCTTTTAAGTAGCTCATTCCCCATCTCGTAACGCATACAGCAGTACGATAATCTTGAACACCGTCATTTTTGCAGAAACTACACCCCGGCCACACCCGCTCCAGCTGCTCCCGGCTGACGGGGTGGAGGGCGGAAAGGGCGGCTTTCTGCCATGCGTTCACCCACTCCGACAATGTTTCAGTCTCGATGTGTTCGTAAATCTCGTTGACGTTCACATCAGCAATTAAATCTTTTAGGTTCATTCCAGCTCCTCCAGCATCTCCATCTCCTCCGCGCTCAGAATCGCCGCCCGGGTGTTCCAGGCGAGGCGGGCTTCGTGTTCCGTCTTATACCATCCGCTGCTCGTAAAACATTTCATGCAGATCACATTTCTGCGGACATTTGGCTGATAGTAACGTTCGCTCCGTACCCTTGCCTTTCCTCTGCACATAGGACATAGCAGCAGCACCCCCGCATCCGTCAGCCGCTTCGCCGCCTCCCGGTCACCCATCAGGGCGCGCTTGACATCATTCATAAAATCCCTCCAGCCTTATTTGATCGGCATTTCTTTGCAGGCTTTTCATCTGTTCCCTATAGGCTAAAAACTGCCTTGTGTACTCGTATGACTGCCCGAAGACAGCCTCCATTGCTCTATACCGCTTGGGTTCAAACTCATGGACAAGACCAATCTCCTGTTCAAAATCTTTTCCAAACGGGCAGCCAGCACAACCTGTACGCTTCATACCCCACAATTCGTAGCAGTCTGACCTGATGATTCCGGCCCATTTCCGATATGCCTCTTTTTCCGCATCTCCCCACCAAAAGATTGGACGGTAGTTGTCGGGGCCACAAAAAATCTCGTCATAACACGATTTATAGGCGCTGCTCCGTGTTCCACCCTCTTTTTTACGGATACCAGTGATGTTAAGGTCGTAATCTCCAATTAAAAGTTCCTTGTGTGCGGGCACCTTTTTTGAATACTCGCAGCACTTGGCTGAAATCCTAAAATCTGGTGGGTTCTGCCGGATAAACTCCTTCAGACCTTTGACATACGCAATGTTAAACCTAGATTCTCTCCCGTTAGCTGTCTTGAAATCATTGCACCACCACCTGAGCGCTGAGCGGCATCCAGGATATCTGTCGAGCAACACTTCCAGCGGCTTATCCTCCCATTGGAACCCGTGTTTCTGGAGCCGATAAATCATGCTGGACACATACTTGGACCAGAACGGAACCCCATAATCTCGGCAACAACTCGGGATTGCCTTTTGGGGAAAAAGTCGCTTGATCTGGATGCCATAACGCTCTTTGAGGCGCATCAAATGCTCTTTCGTAGCGTCATATTCCAGACCTGTGTCGTTAAACACAAATGTTGTTTTAGCCCGGCCTCCACACCGAATGACCAAGTCCAGAACAATATCGCTGTCATAACCTCCGGAAATCGAACACATGACTTTTTCATGCTGCTTTAATGCATAGTAGCATTTCTGTGCTGTGTTTTGGATTTCAAAAATCTGCGGCCAGTTAGATAAATCAGGTACACCATAGATATCTAGCTTGATCTCACTGATTTTTTCCTCCCGAAAAAGCGTTATTTCCTCCACTGCTCTTCCTTCTTCCCTTTACCTTGTTCCAGCGGGCAGCTCTCGATGGCGTATGTAGTCACCCAATGCTTTACGCCGTATTGATCTCTCCCAACAATGAACGTCCGTTTCTTGGCCGTCCAGCCCGGTACTGGCTTTCCCTCGCGCAGCCATGGACACTTGCTGATCGGGCAGCAGCAATCCATGCAGGGGTTGGCTGAATACCGCCGGATGGGGACCAAGTATTGTTCAAGTTCGCCCATAGGGCCTTACCTCCACCTGTATGTTATCGTTTTCCCAAAATTCATGGGACACTTTCCGCACCCATTCCCGGTTGTCGTCCGGCAGTATGTAGCCTTTCATGGCGTCTAAAAATGCCTTACCCATGGCGGCGTGATTGTCCACGTCCAGGCCATCGTTCCAGCGAAAAATGACTTCGACAGGGCCTTTGACGAACTGTTTTCGGATATGTGCCTTTTTCATGGACCACAGCGCCAGAGAGTGGAGTTCTTCTGCGTCCCGCTTCCGCTGTGACCAATGTTTCCCGGCATAATACGCATTCAGGCCAAACCGCTTGTTCCAGGCCGCTTTTCCCCTTTTGGTGGGCGGATACGGAATTTCAAAAATCAAATTCCCATCCTCCTTGCCAGCTCTTTCAGGGCTGCCTCGTATTCGTCCGGCGGCAATCCCTGGAGCTTTTTCTTCTCCCGCTCATAAGCGGTCCAGTCAGCGTTCCCAGCCGTAGACTCCATCGCTTTCTCCCTTCTTTGTGTATCGGCGGCACCGGGCATCATAGACCAGCTGTATGTTGGCTGTGGAGCCGTAGGAGCGATTTTTCAGGATGCTCAGCCCGGCGTCATACCCATAGGCCGCGATGTCCTTTTCTTCCATCCGTTCCAGCGAAAAGGCGTTGTCCGCCCGGTTTGTGATGTCCGCCGACCCGCCGATGTCGTCCGCGGTCAGCAGCTTCTTTTTGTCGTTATCGCCCTTCCGGGGGTGTGCCACCAGATGCACATGCACCTCGTTTTTCTTGGCGAACTCCACCAGCCGCCCCGTGAACCGGCTCTGCGCCCGGTAGAAGTCCTTATCGCTCTGGTCGTTGAACCGGGCGGTCATCAGGTTGTCCACAAGAAATACACAGCAGCCGAACCGGCGAACGGCATACTCGAACACGGAAATGATGCTGTCCTCGTCCCCAGCACCGGCCACCCGGTTGTCGTACAGGAAAAACTTCCCCTTCCACCAACCGTCGATCCGGTCCGCGATCTCCTTCGGCGTGTAGTAATACAGCTTCCCGGACACCGGGTCCCGCTTCGGCTCGATATGCCCGGCCCCAGCGGCCTGTAGCATGGCCCACTGCTTGAAGCGCCAGGCCGACAGTTCCCCGGAGTATGCGCAGACCGGGAAGCCCTGGTCGATGGCATTTAGAAGCAGCTGGGACAGTAGCGTGGACTTGCCGCTGCCGCGCTTTCCAGTCCACACGGACAGCTCCGATGGGGCAAAGCCTCCGATGGACTGGTCCAGTGCTTTTAGACCGGACATGACGGCGACGGATGCGCTGGGGTCTCTCCGCTCCACGTCCGCCAGGTCCAACAGACCGTCCATGGGTTGTTCCACGGCCCCCAGCAGCAGGTGGTCCACGGCCTTCCTGCCGCCGGAAGCCAGCACGTCCCGGATACGGGAACATTTCCCGAAGGCCCCTTCCTTTGGCAGCAGCACAGCCACAGATGGCGCGTATTCTTTGAGTGCGTCCGCCACGGCTTCGGCCGTATCACGGTCGGACAGAGCCAAAAACACAGATGGGAAGGCACTCAAGAATGGTTCAGCATCCCGGAAGTTCTCAAAGCCCGCTCCGTAGGCAAGGCAAACGGCGTTCTGGTTGTCCAGGGCTGTCACATCCTGGGCGTCCGCCACAAACCACAGCGTTTTCCGGGTGTCCATGGCGATCTCGTCGTAAAGCAGCCAACGGGAAGCATCAGGTAAACTTGGCAAATGGATCTTCTCCTCCTTCGGGTGGTTCATCTTCCCATCTCCCCTGGTTTAGCCAAGTGGCGGGATTTGGGATATATTGTCCTCCGTCTTTCTGCCACTTTGGCCATAGCTTCTGTTTGGAAACGGCATCCAAAATGGTTTCTGTCAGCTCTTCTGACGGTTTCAGTTTCTCCCAAGACTCCCTGGCTTTCTTTTTCCCGGTTTTGTTTGGGTACAAAGCCCAAAACCTGTCAAACCGTTCCCCCTGGGGGGACGATAGGGGGGATTTATTCTCTCTGTTAGGAGAGATAGTATCGGTTTCGGTTTCGGTTTCGGTTTTTTGGGTTAAGTTGGGTTTCTTTGGGTTTTTTTCGGTTTTCTTAGGCCTCCCGCCCTTAACCCCATTTTCCCTGTTTTTCTCCGCCTTTTTGGTATAGGACTCCTTAAAACGGTCCTCCTGCATCATGACACGTTCGGCAAAAAACCGCTCATTGCCACAAAGTGCTATCGGCGTCCCTGACTCGCTGTATTCCAGCAAAGCCCTGCACAGCCGACCGAACTCTGCATCGTTGAGTGCAGACATCTCCCTTTTGTATTCCCATGGGAGTGCAGCATAGTTTCTGGCCATCGTGTCACCTCAAAACGGCAGCTCGCCGTCTTCCTCCGAGATTTCCGCAAAATCAGCCTGCTTGTATTCCGGCGCTTCCTTATTCTCCTTCTTGGAGTCTCCGAAGTACACGTTGTCGGCCACAACCTCCGCTGTACGGCGCTTGTTCCCACTCTTGTCCGTCCACTCTCTGATCTGTAACCGTCCCTCTACAATCGCCATACGGCCCTTGGAGAAGTATTTTGAGACAAACTCTGCCGTGTTGCGCCACGCAACCACTTCAATGAAGTCCGTCTCCTTCTCCCCGTTGGTCTTGAAATCCCGGTCTACGGCCAGTGTAAAGGATGTGACAGCCGTCCCACCGTTTGTCCGTCTGATTTCCGGGTCTTTCGTCATCCGGCCCAGCAAAAAACATTTATTCAGCATTTTCGACTCCTTTGTGATAGATCATATCCTCCCGGTTCCAGTCCGGGTAAAACCCTTTCAGATACGCCACCAGATAGCAGTACAGGCTTTCTCTGGTGGTGCCTCGTCCTAGCCTCTGGATGTTCGCGCCCTCGTCATAGGCTCTGTGACAGGCCGGGCAGAGGGTCACGATATTTCTCTCGATCCCCTTTCCGCCCTGGCTCCGGCGGACCACATGGGCCACTGGATCACCATATGGAGAGCCGCACAGCACACAGAAGCCATTGTCTCGGATGTACACGGCTTTCTTGACTTCCGGAGGAATAGATGTTGCCTTAGTCTCTGCCCGCATGTCCCCACTCCCTTTCCACCTGTGCATCCAGCATTCGAAGCTGCAGCTTCATGGCATTGATTGCTTCAAGGGCGGATTTGTAAACGACCTCTGCGCAGTCCCGTTCAAACCGCAGCTTTGCGATCTCCCGATCTCCACGGCAGATGTCGGAGATGATCGTTACCGGCGTACCTTTGGACCGTTCATCCAAAATTCTCTTTGCCAGAGCGATCCGGTATTCCTGTTCAGACTGGGCATAGGAGCGTCCGCGCTTCCCAAGCTCCTGCACGGCGGCGTCCAACAGCTTGCTTTTCTGGCTGATCTCGGAGATCAAATCAATCATGGTTCATCTCCTTAATACAGTCCAGGCAGTAGACGTGCCCGAACTTCTCCATGCTGGCGTTCACGTGCTTCATGATCGACACCGTGACGCCTTTGGAGTCCTTGTACGCTTCCAAGACCTTCCCGCATTTCTCGCATGTGGTGACATCGACTTTCGCCACAATATCGGTCTTGTCATACTTCGTCTTGTCCTTGTCCCAGTACACGTCAGCGGCGATCCCAAGGGCCTTGCAAGCCACGGAGAGGGCATCCGTCAAGGCCATCTTGTAGCACTCGTCAGAGGTGTACAGACCGCTCTTCTCTTTTGTGATAAAGGCGCTGCCGCCGGTACCGGGAACTGCCTCGGACCACTCGCCGTTGTATTTGTAGTACAGTGAGATGTCCATGAATGCGGAGATTTCCCCGTTGGCCCCGGTCTCCAGCCACTCCCGGTCAATGGTGTATTTCCAGCCAATGCCACATGGGCCGAATTGCTCCGTCAGCTTCTTGATGCGCCACATAGGGTTGATATCGGTCTTTCCGTTCAGCCGCCCACCTCTGATCTCCTTCTTGGCCTCTGCGGGGACGGCCCGGACATTGTTGTAAATGTCAAGGTTCATCACTTCACCCCCACAGAAATCCCTTCAACCAAGACAGCCCCAGGCACTTCCTGCCCAGCCTTTAGGACCTTGCCCAGCTCGCTCTTGCTGATTTCCGGGGCTTTGTACCGGATGCACTCCTTATGCCCGTTCAGCTCCGCCCACTCGATGGCGGCGGAAGGGTTGTCCACATTTACGGAAGTGGTCTTTCGGAACGTCACCGCGCATTTCGGCGTGGAGAACTTCTCCCCGTGTAGCGCGTAAGAGAGATACTCCTTGAGCCGCGCCGCCTTGTTCTCTGCCACTTTCTGCCGCTCCGCCAGGGCCTCCTTCTCCGCTTTGATGGCTTCCGCATCGGAAACCAAGTTCTTGTAGTAACAGGCGATGTTCTCGATCTTCTGGTCCCGCGCCATTTGGAGATTGTCCAGCGCCTCAAAGTCGGTGATCTCTCCAGTCTCCGGGTCTGCCAGATCAGTAATGGCCTTATCGATCTCGTAAAGTGTCATGTCATGTTCTCCCTTCATTCCAAGCTCTCACCGCGTGATTTATATCAGTAAATTTCCGAGTTCGCCATCCGCAGGCGTCGCAGGCCACCAGGAACATATCCGGGTTGCCCTCGATTGCCAATCGCTGGCCGGAATACAGGCCACATCTTGGGCAGGGACCTAACTCGCCTCTTGGGCGTTTCGCATGTGCGTTCATTCTTCGCACCACCAGATATCCGCCGTTTTTACTCCCAGTGATAAGGCTTCCTGGTGCTCCTTGACGGCAATGTCAATGTGGTCTTCCTTGACTGCCGTCCCGGTATCATCCGCCCGCAGATACACCATCCCGCCGTTGTACTCGATCATGATGGTGCTGCCCAGCGGTATGATATCAGGGTCCACGGCGCAGCTCACATAGGGCGTTACACGCCTGCCGCTGGCTGTGATGCCGGAGCCTGTCCCACAGATGTGGGGCCGTTCCTCGCAGCAGTAGAAGGTGATGGTCACGTCCTCCAGCTTGTGAGACCGGGCCAGCAAAGCGGCTTCGATCAGCTCATTTTCGGCGGCCTCCATCTCTTCCCCTGTCAGATAACAGCGAGTGGTGGCCGTGGTATTGTCGCCAGGGAGGCTGCCGTCTTCCGCGGTGGGGTCTGGCTTGTGCATAGCGGGTAGTTCCGCTTCCACCGTCATAATCAGGTAGCTTCCCAGCCACGCCAGCAGAAGTAATAGGAACAGAAGATATGTAATCAGCTGCAACCGCCTCTGGCTCCGGCGGCGCCGCTCTTCCCGGGTCAGTTTCTTCATAGGATGTGCCTCACCGCTTCTTCGCGGGTGATATAGAAATGGATGCCCGTGCTGCACTCGTTCCAGCGGTTTTCGTCGAAATCCGAAACGGAGACCACAGTTCCGGGAATGTAATGGAAGTTCTTATCTCTATCACTGACGGCGGCCTGCTCCAATGCATTCCCCTCTAAATCCTGAATCTCCAAAACGGTTGCCTTTGAGCAGCGGCACTCCCGGCCTGCTGCGGAACTGCGCACGGCATCTTCGGTAATTTCCAGCTTTACAATGCACTCATGACCGCTGGTTTTGGCCCTTGCCTTTTTCCAGCCGACAAAAGCGCCGATTTCCGGGCAGGCAATGGGATAAAATAAATTTTTTGCCTTTTCAATGTAGTCGGCCCCGAACAGGTTGGCCCTGGACAGGTTGGCCCCGGACAGGTTGGCCCCGGACAGGTCGGCCCCGAACAGGTTGGCCCTGGACAGGTCGGCCCTGGACAGGTTGGCCCCGGACAGGTTGGCCCCGAACAGGTTGGCCCCGGACAGGTCGGCCACGAACAGGTTGGCCCCGGACAGGTTGGCCCTGGACAGGTTGGCCCCGGACAGGTTGGCCCCGGACAGGTCGGCCCCGGACAGGTTGGCCCCGAACAGGTTGGCCCTGGACAGGTCGGCCACGAACAGGTTGGCCCCGGACAGGTTGGCCCCGAACAGGTTGGCCCCGAACAGGTTGGCCCGTTTTCCGCCATTTTCGCCTCGTATCCATTTAAGGTGCTTGTCCAAAATATTTTTCAACTCTTGTTTGTCCATGCGTTATTCCTCCTTGTAGGTTTCCCGGAAGCTGCCTTCGGGGAAATCGAACTCCACGGTGAAATGATGGTGCCGCTCGTTGATGGAGACCACCCAGCACCGTCTAGGGCCGTTTTTTTCTTTCATGAATGCGCTGGTGTCCAGTGTAGGCGTCATGTACAGTACGTCTCCGACTTTCACCGCTCTCCCTCCATCCAGGAAAGGAAGCGCATGAACCATGACGTAGCCGTACAAATGCCGATTAAAGCAAAAATGTATGTACTCATTTTTATCTCCCTGCACGCACAAATCGGATTATTTCGTCATCAGTCAGTGACAAAACCTTATCTAAGGCGCTAATATCATCCAACCACCATTTGCGCTTTCCGCTTAGTTTCATAGAGATATTAGATTGGGTCATTCCAGCCAATTCTCCCAGGTCCCGATCGGTATACCCCATACGTCCTCCGGCAGAACGAAGAATCCTCGCCCTCTGTTCACATGGGGGAACAGAAAACCTGCTTAGTTTTGTTCGCGCCATGATTTCCTCCTTGATTTTCCCTTTTGGAGGCGATATACTGTATCCAAAGGGATTGTTCGTGGTTGCTCAATCCTTGCCCGTCTGACTGCTGGTAACGGTCAGGCGGGATTTTTTACACATCTTCCGGGTACGCACTGGATACCAGTTCTTTCAGTTCCATCAAGTCGATGCCGGGATCATGTGCCGCCCGGTCCAGAATCAGCTCCTTCAACTTGGGGCCAGCACCTTCCAGTGCCTTGCGGTAATCTTCAAATGTGTAATCCATGTGGGCCTCCTCCCATGTGCGGCCCTTCCAGGCGAGACAGAGATTGTCCATAAGACGATTGGTGTTCCTTGCCTGCCTTTCAAGGGCTTGAATGCTGTCTTTTTCGTTCATAAAAACCTCCTTGTCATTTGACCCGGAGGCGTATATAATAACCTCGCGGGCCTGTTGGTGCACTCAATAGGTCTCCGCAGCCCTCGTCGGTGGTGGTGCATCGGCGGGGGCATCTTTTATTGTCCTTTCTCCATGGATGTGATAGGATGGGGGAGAAAGGAGGTGAGATAATGGATCGTTCTAAAAAGTACGCAATCGAAGCCGCCAAAGAAATTACCGTAGCTGTTATGAGCGAAGGTAATCTGCGTGTAGATAAAGCGGGCGGAGAAAGCGTAGGGGACTTCTTTCAAGCGGTTTATTCTAAAATTGAAGAAATCGCAAAAGATGTTCCCGGTCTTGGCAATCAGTAACTAGACAGAGACCTCTCTAAAACGGCGGCGACTTCCGGTAGAGCTTGCACCTCTGCGGGAGTCGCTTCCTTTTTGGATGCTCTCTCAACAAATTCGATAAGCGCATTTTCAAGGCGTTCTCTTGTAGTCATTCTTATACCTCCTTACCCCTCATCATGATCCGAAAGAAGCTCGTCTACGGTAGTTTCGTAGTGTTCTGCCAAAAGTCTTAAATAAATAGGATGCGGCCTGATACCGTTCTTCCAATTCTGGATAGTGGTTTGATGTACCCCGAGTTCCTTTGCAAGCCTGTAATTTGTCTCCCCCCGCTCTGCTTGCAATCGAGCTAGGTTTTTAGATAGCAAAAAGTTCACCCCCCAAATTAGAGTGTTTCTTGACAAACGGATAATGCTGTGATACTCTAATTTTGGAGGATAAAGTTCACAGAATTTAGCCGGTTGTCTATCAACGGGCTTGGTGTTTTGCGCCTCATTGCAAGACCAATTATAGACTATTTTTAGAGTATTGTCAACTATTTTTAGACTATTTTCTCGTAGTCATATTAGACTATTTTTAGGGGTATTTATTATGAATTTTTCACAGTGGCTACAAGAGGAAATGCAGAAAAACAATCTAACGGAATACAGAATTGCAAAATTGTCCGGTGTTCACCAAACGACAATTAAAAACCTCCTTTCTGGTACTAAACCTCAAATTGGAACAGAAGAAAAAATCAAGAGAGCTATTGAACGGATAAATGCTGAAAAGCAAAAAAATCCCGACCCCCAAACAGGAGCCGGGACTATGCCGCCAAAAGAATATTCTGATTTGAACGCGGCCAACAGGGCTATCGTTGACCGCTTGATTGCCGATCTCGCAAAGTCGCAATCAGAGAATCCACCTTCTGGCGATTCTCAGGCGTAAGGCTTTGGTAGAGCCGCAGCGTGGTTTCGTCCATGCCACAGAGCAATTCAACGCAGGTCACATCTCGTTCATCCATCTTCCAGTTGCTCCCTTCGTTAGAACATTTGTTCTATTGTTTGTAGTATAGCATGATAAGCCATAGCGTGCAAGTGAAAATATGCGCTGAAATTTTGTGAAAATTACTGTTCTTCTTGTTCAAGAAGTTTTTCAAGCTCTGCATGGATAATCAGCATTGCGCCCAGGATCGCGGATTCCCGGTCTTTGCGGGTATCAAGCAGGGCAAGTAAGGATTCTCTGAAAGTCATGGTGCTGCCTCCCATTATAGATTCTACTATATGGGGAATACAGTCGAAAATTGCATGGAGACGTGCAACAAAAAATAAAATTTTTGAGAGAGGGAAAATTATGAAATGCCCTAAGTGTGGAAGCGAAAACGTCAGCGTTCAAATGGTAACCGAAACGCAGTTAGTAGACAAACATCATGGAATTATATGGTGGATTTGCATTGGCTGGTGGTGGATTTTTATTAAATGGCTTGTGTTTACACTTCCTGCGTTAATCGTAAAAATTTTTGCGCCCAAAAAACAAAAACTGAAACAAAAGCAAAAATCTGTGTGTGTTTGCCAAAATTGCGGGTATCATTGGGAAGCATAAAAAACCGCCGTCAGGTCTCCCCTGGCGGCGTACGCTTAGGAGGTGATCTGCTTGAAGCTGCCAAGCGCCAAAAAGCTCCCATCTGGTAACTGGAATGTTAGCGTTATGATAGCCGGGGAGAGAATATCCATTACCGCCCCAACAAAAAAAGAGGCAGAAAATCAGGCAGCAGCGATAAAGTCCGGAGCTAAAGCGGCCAGGAAAAAGACCGGACTAACTGTTGGTGAGGCTATAGACCAATATGTAGAAAGTAAGGACGCCGTTTTGTCTCCAGCCACAATTGCCGGATATAAGAGGATACGTGCGAATGCTTTACAGGACATCATGGATATTGATTTGGACCGCCTTACTCCGCAAATCGTCCAGCGGTCTATCAATATGATGGCTCGGAATAAATCTCCTAAGACTGTCCGAAATGCTCATGGACTACTAAGTGCTACATTAGCAGTTTACAGGCCAGACATAGCTCTTAGAACTACTCTCCCGCAAAAGGTACGCTATGAAATTTCTATCCCGTCAGATGATGATATAGGCGCCATCATGAATGCGTGTAGGGGCACCGAAAACGAGCTGCCGATCATGCTTGCTCTCTGGCTTGGTTTGCGTATGTCCGAAATCTTAGGACTACGGTGGGAAGATGTTGACGGTGATGTCCTCCACATCCGGCGGGCAAAAGTGGACGAGGGCGTCAAGACGACCAAAACATATATCTCCAAACGGGACCTTGATCTCCCAGAGTATCTTCAAAATTTGATTGCAGTAGCACCGCATAATGGGGAGTATATTGTAAATCTTTCACGCCGCGCCCTGTATTGTCGATTCCAAACCATCTGCAAAAAGGCTGGCATCCAGCACTACCGCTTCCACGATCTGCGCCATATTAATGCCTCCGTCATGCTGGCCCTTGGAATACCAAACAAGTACGCGGAGGAGCGCATGGGACACGCCACCGACAATATGCTAAAAACCGTCTACCAGCATACAATCAGTTCCGAACAAAGGGCAACGGCGCGCAAAGTAAATGGCTATTTCGAATCCAAATTGCAGATAAATTTACAGACAGATTAGAGAAAACCCTTTATTTCCAATAGTTTTATTAGTTATCTATCGGGGTTCGAATCCCCGACGGGTCACCAAAACAGGAAGCCTCGTAGCCGTAACGGTTGCGAGGTTTTTCTTTGTGCCACAGTGCTTTTAGCCGTTTTCAGTTTTCTGAAAAATATCACTGTTCGTTATATGTCTTAACACAAAATCATATAAATTTACATACAATTACAGATGAAATTACAGATGAAATCCGCCCCCATTTCTGAGGGCGGAAATTTTTATAGGGACCGTATTTTTCGCATTACCCCGTTATACACACGGGGATTAGCAACCTGGAGCGTGTCCATCAAGTCACCCATAATGCCCCATACCTGCTCCTCGCTTTTTTGAAAGTATAATTTTTGCATATAGTTGACTTGCATATATAAAATCCCCGCTCTCAATTGAGAGCGGGGTCATTTTAATGCTTGACGATATGGTCATAGTAGAGTTTGAGTTTGTCGGGGTTGGCGTCCTCGTCATCCAGAAATGCCCTGGTGATCGAAACATAGAAGTCCAGGGTATTCGCTGATGTTTTTTGGATGGCCTTGCAGTAGTCAGAATAGATCATATTTATTGCAGCCCAAAATTGCGCCGGGTCTCCGGGTATGTTTCTTTGGGCCATGATCTGTTTAACCTGCTCCAGAGTCCAGTGCGGCCCTTTTGTTCCGTCGGCGTTTACCATACGAGATGTCCAGTCCTCTGCGTCAGCTAGAGTGAACGATTTATTAGATTGCAAATTGCTAGTTCTTGGGCGCTGGCCCTCCCACTGGCAAATCGCCTGATAGGCTCCGTTATATGTTGCCAGTCTGTCAGCCATACGGTCAGATGGTTCCTCGCCCATACACTCGGCAATTTTTAGCAGTAGCCAACCACGAGCTTCAGTTTCGCCCATAGGGCCACCCCCTTACTCCATCTCCATCTCGTTCATCAGACGCCGGATGGCGTCACGCTCACGTTCAGTTGAGGCATTATCCATCATCGTCTGTAGCTTATCCATCATGTCAGGAGATGCGTGTCGAGAATATCTTCCATCCCGGCTATAACGTCCCATGGAATCCCGCTTCCGGCCACGGTAGCTGGAGCCGCGGGCATAAGTACCGCGCATATCGGCCTCCCAGTTCCCGGCCCGGCTGTACCCATCGTCCTCTTCCAGCATCTCGATCTTGTCGATGTTCTTGATGGTGTCGGTCAGCTTGTGGACGATTTCCAGGTCGCCAGCGCCCAGATCACCTTTTCGGGCGATTTCCTCCAGCTCTTCGCAGAGTTTTTCTTTCAGTTCGTGCATATACATGTCGTTTCTCCTTTCAGGCCACACGCTCAACAATAAAATTACTGTTGGCTACCAGAATAGGCTGTGTGCTGGTGTTCTTTGCGGCGACAGTGACGCAGCAGCCGCGAGGGACATCTACCACAGCGGCAACATAGATATTGAAGAAATCCTCTGCGGCAGCCGGGGTGATGGTAGCGGTGGAAGCATTCAGCGCCTCACCATTGATAGAGATCGCTGCCGTGATGGCCTCCACGGTCCCGCCAGTAGGGACAGCAATATTTGCTCCAAAGGAGACTTTGAATTTTGCCCGGCACTGGTTCGTGAGCCCGCGAAGAGTCACCAGCCCAGCGCCTTCTCGATGCACAATGCAGGGCTTGCCTGTGTTGGCCTCCTCAGTAAAAGGCACGTTCTGACCAGCGGCAACGGTTACGATTGCGCTGTTGCTGTATTCAGCCATAAACTTCATTCCTTTCAAAAAGATAGCGGCGAGGCCGTTGCCCCGCCGCATGGTTCAAAATCGGCACGGGGCCGAACATTCCGGTCATGCCGAAAAGTTGATGTATTTGGTTTTAGCAGCCGCAGGCGCTAGTGCAACAGCCGTAAGTCTGTCCAGCCCACGGGTTACAGGTGATGTAGGCGGGAACCGGGCAGGGCTTGAGCTGGTTAACCAGATAGTTGTTCTGGGCCTGCTGGGAAGCGGCAAGCTGGAGGCCGAAAATCTGCTGGTTCTGCGCCTGGATCTGTGCATCCTTCGCAGCCATTTCCTGAGAGGTCAGCTTGTCCAGAATTGCGCGGGTGTTGGCGTTAGCGTTCTCCAGCAGGTCACGGGTGCTAGTCTGGATGGTGTTCCGGGTATCACAGCTCTGCGTGGCCAAGTTGTAATTGGTATCTGCAAAGCCTCGCTCTACCTGCCGCTGGGTATCACAGCAACAGGAGGCAAGCTGGGACTGGATAGCGTTGCCGCTCTGCATGATTGCCATCTGGGTGGCGTTGCCGTTGGTCAGGATGGCGGTATTGACCCCATTGAAGCCTTGACACATGGTATTCTGCACACCATTGATCTGCTGGGCGGTAGCGTAGAAGCCATCACACAAGCCCTGCTGCACGGTGTCCAGCTTGCGCTCCACCTGGGCAAAGTCAGAGGCGAGGACGTAATTGTCG